GGTGAAGTGTGCGCGGAGAGACGACTGTGAGTGCTGCAGGTTGTCAGCGAAGAGCGCTTGCCAGGGCTCGGTGCGGTAGGTGGACCAGGCGGGGTACTCGTCAAGGATGTTGAAAGCGCCGGGACGCGGAGCGCGGGCGCACCGGATATGCTTCCCAGTCAGGCAAGGGGGATCGTGAGTGCCAGCCGTGAAAACCTCTACGTCGCGGAAGGTGAGCAGTGCGCGTAGGAAGGTGGTCTTGCCGGCGCCAGCGACGGCGTGGACAACGATGGGGGCGCCGGGAGCGCGCGGTTCGTCAGTACGGTGGTATCCGTTGGTTAGGAGCCTACGGGTCAGTTCTAAGTCCATTTCAGTTAGTTTGGTTAGCTTAACCTAAAACCCTTAGAAGAGCGAGTCGCCGTGGTATAGGGCATGCAGATTACTGAGCCTGGAAGTGTGTGCCGTGGTGATGAGCGTGCGAATAGACTGGTAGTGGCAATGAAGTTGCGCCTCGTCAAAGACCTCGTAGACACCGTCCCCAAGCTTGTAGGCTGGCAGAAGGTCTATGGCGTACGAGTCGGCGACGTCGGCGAGGGAGCCGGGGGAGTTGGCGGGCTTGCGCGCGGCAAGGGCGAGGCAAGCTTGCAACTTGACAGGGTCCTTGAGGTAGCCGAGCGGCGTGATGAGGTTGCCGCAGAACTCGGGCCAGGAGCCAACGCTCTGCGCAAAGTGTTGCGGTTTGGACTGCAGCGTGAACTTGTCTACAAGCGGCCTGAAGGAGTCGCGCTCGGTGGGTTCGCAGTCGATAGCACAGTCGTCGCCGGCGTATACTTGCGCGCAGCCGTCAGGGATCTCGAAGCGTGCGTGAGTGTAGGCAATGTTGCACTCAGTGTTTGCATCGAAGGTGGGGCCCTCGCCAGTGAGGCGCATGATCGCAAGGGTGCCGAGGAACATCTTACTGTCGAGCTTCAGCCGGATGTACAGCTCAACAACGTCCTCGGGAACGCCGAGGTGCAGCGCCTTGAGTACCTCAAACTGCAGCATGGCACCGTCTTGACTTTGGTCGTACGCCGTGAAGTCATTGGTGTATGCTCGAGTGGAGAAGTCCCAGTGCGCCTTCGCCCAGGCTGCGATTTGCTCTTGGCTCCTCTCACAGTTTATTAGTATATGGCTTGGTTGCCAAGTGTCACGGAGGCGGCGCATGTACCTAGCCATGGTCCCGAAGAGCATAATGGTGGGCTGGTAGAAGGCTGCGATGGTCTGCCCGGCCTTAACTTCATTGATGCCAATCTTGTCAGCCTTCTTTACCCACTGAGACTTGAGGAAGATCTGCATCTTG